CATGAACCCTCTACAGCTTCGGGATAAAAATTTAGCTCTCGTCCTCGGCATGTCGCGGTCCGAGATCCAGCGACGCCGGAACGGCGATCCGAGCAAGAATACTCCTCCCGACCCCGAATTCCCGCCGTCCTATCTGATCGGCCCGCAAATGCGCGTCACGTCGTTTTCAGACGCGCAGCGTTATGCCGAGGTTCTCAAACAGCGCGCAAAGAAACGGCTGCCTGTGCCAGGCCGTCGTCCGCGCGGTCGTTCGCGTCGTTCAGATTCGAGGACTGCAACCGATTCCGCGTGAGCGGAATTGCGCGCCGGAGAGCGCGGTTTCTCCGGAAATGCTTTCGGCGGGAGGTCTAGTCCCGCCGAAAAATTCAGGTCGGAAAGGAGGTGATAACGGATGACCTTACAATACGAACCCCCTCGGGGCTTTTCAAGTCCCCAGCCTGCTCGCCGGGCGCGAGTGCGCCTCAACGGCAGGCCGCACCCGAAAACTGGCACGTCCCATCAAGGCCCCGTGTGGGTCGCGCTGATGAGCCAGCGTCGGGCGCAGGCAATGGCCATGCACGCACAGTGCGCGCCCAATGTGAAGGCGGATGCCAGACCATCGGCTGGGAGATCATCACTTACATCGACCAGCTCGATCAGCGGTCTTTGCATCAGCTGCAAGCGGACTTCGCGATGCATTGGCGGAATAGCAACCGCTGAGCCATCTCGCGAACGCTCTAAAGCTTTCACCAGCAAATAATATCCCGCCGACGCCATCGCGGTGCCGGCGGGCTCTTCAGAGGCACGAATAGCAATGCAAGAGATCACTACTGAAGCGGCGATCGAGGCTTTGTGGTTGGCGTTTTCGTGGGAACCGCTCGACCCCGCGAAAATCTTTGATCAGATCGCCGCTCGCCTCCATCGCCATCCGCGATTCCGCGATTTGCCGATAGCGCAGCTCGATCTTGCTCTCGCCGATGCGCGCGTGAATTCGAGCACGACGTCGCAGAATTCGAATTGCGACTCGTCGGGGCGTTCGAGGATGCAATTGGATTCGACAAGACCGATGGAGTCGCCGCATGACCACGTGTTGCCCGGTCTGCCATCAGCCGATCAACGAGATTCGCTTGGGCGCGCAGATGACGCCGCTCAAGGCGGCGATCGTCGATCGTATCAAGGCGGCGGGCGACCTCGGCGTCACCACGACTGAGATCATCGGCGAGGTCTATCGCGACCGATCACCTATCGATCCCACCACGATCAAGGCGCACATGAGTCAGATCAACGATCTGCTGTCGCTACCGATTGGCTCATCCGCAGCGATCGTCGGCGATGGTTCTTACAGCGGGGCAAGCTATGAGTCGGATTATTCCAGCCGCCGCGCATAACACAGCGCTGCGCGGAGCGAAGCTGCTTATCGTCGGCCCGACCGGCGTCGGCAAGACCTCTCTGCTGCGAACGTTGAGCGCGAAGGAGACGCTGTTCATCGATGTGAAGCCGGCGATTTGGCTGTGCAGGACGTTGCGGTCGATACGGTGCGTCCGCGGACCTGGCCCGAGATTCGTGACCTCGCCGTCTGGCTGGCTGGCGCGAGCCCCGCTGTGCAATCCGGCACCGTCTATAGCGAGCAGCACTATGCCGCGGTCGTCAAGGAATACGGGGAGCGCCCTGATCGCTACCGAACCATCTTCATCGACAGCATTACGGCGATCAGCCGGCTCTCTTTTGCGTGGTCCTCGGAGCGGCCAGAGGCCTTCTCAGAACGCAGCGGCAAGCGCGATCTCCGCGGCGCTTACGGTCTACATGCACGCGAGATGTGCGCTTGGCTCCTTCACCTTCAGCATGCGCGCGCCATCAACGTCGTCTTTCTCGGAATCCTCGAAACCATAACCGACGACTTCAACCGGACAGAGCATCGCCTGCAAATGGAGGGCAGCCGGACCTCACGTGAGCTCCCTGCCGTAGTCGATCAGATCATCACCATGCACTGGATCAAGTTCGGTGACGAAGCGCCGGTTCGCGCTTTTGTTTGTAGTGCGCCGAATCCTTGGGGGTTCCCTGGCAAAGATCGCTCTGGCCGGCTCGAACTAACCGAAGAGCCGCATCTCGGCAAACTGATTAGCAAGTTAACGACGCCTCGCGGCGAGCTCGTTGAATTCCCCGCAACTGCCGCAGTCAAAGGAGGCTCCGATGGGAGCATTTGATTTCAATTCTGCCCCTGAACAACGCGACCTCGAAGTCGTTCCCGATGGAACCGTCGTGGTCTTACAACTTCGGATTCGCAACGGCGATGCCGGTGAAGGCGGCATTCTCACACGTGCAAAGAGCGGCGCATGCGAGGGGCTCGACACCGAGCTCACCGTGATTGAAGGCGGCTATATCAAAAGTAAGCTCTTCGACTGGATGGTGGTCTCCGGCACCACCGATGGCCACGCTCAAGCAGCAGACATCACGCGCGGCAAACTGCGCGCGATTCTGGAATCAGCGCGCGGGATAAAGCCGAAAGACATGAGTGAGGCGGCAAAGAGGGGCCGGATTGCTGAGTATCGCGACTTCGACGGCATTCGCTTTATGGCGAAACTTGGTGTCGAGCCAGGTAAGGACGGCTATCGGGACAAGAATGTCATAAGACAGGTGATCACACCCGACTTGGGAGCGTGGCATGCGATCGAGCAGGTCGAGCAACCACTCGTGCACGCGATTCCAGCGACAGGGGCAAAGCCGAACGACGCCCTGACCATCAAGAAGCCGGAGTGGGCGAAATGAGCCGGCGTAAGAAAGTCTTTCGGCTCCCCTCGCCTAGCGGGCTTGAAGATGCGTGGCTGCGGCAGGCGACTGCCGCTGCCATCGCGGCCGCACGCAAGACAATCAATGCTGGCGTGGTACCGCCCAACACCCCAGTGGGGCGCCTGTCGGATATTGAATGGGGTTGGATCGTCGCCTCGGTCATCTTCGGATGGATCGAGACGCGGGCGGCGCACGCCACGTCGAACGGTCTCAACGGGCAGGGCGTCGACAAGTACATCCAGCAGACCGGTCTTGAGCCGGACCCTTGGCTAGCCGGCGCAGTCGCCTGCGTCCTGCATGAGCTCGGCCGAACGAAGGTGGACTGGAACGCAAGCCTGGGCACGCTCTCACAGGAAGAGATCGTTGCCTTCCTCACCGACGCCTACACGCTGATCAACGCGGCTATCCGAGCCCGCGAGGCCGGTGAGCATGGGATCACCAAGGTGTCGCCGCCAACAGAGCACCCCGCCGTTCCCTGGGACGATCCGATCCCGACCTTCGACGAGGGGACCAGTATCGCGTGACTGTGCCATGCCCATCGATTTCAACCGCACCGAGGCATCTGCCCAGCCGGCCAGCATCGCAATCAATGCGCTGCTCGATGCCGGTGCGCGTGCCGACAGCGAGAGCACGCGCGGCTACCTCGGAGCCTCCGCGGTTGGACATCCGTGTTTAAGGAAGATCCAGTTCGACTGGATGTGCGATCCGGCACATCCGACACGGATACGAGACATATTTGCGAGAGGCGACTTCTTCGAAGCACAGAGCCGTCAACATTTTGAGAAGGCCGGATTTAGATTCACCGACAAAGACCGGCTCGAGTTCGAGACTCTCGACGGCTGGCTCCGCGGCCATGCCGACGGACTCTTTCTCTCCGGTCCCGATATTCCCGGTGTCGACTTTCCGTGCGTCTGGGAACACAAGGCGCTCGGCAACAAGGGATGAAAATCGCTCGAGCGCGACGGCCTAGCGAAGGCCTACCCGCAGTACAGCGCGCAGGTAGCTCTTTATCAATTCTATCTAGGTGCCGACACCCATCCCGCGATCTTTACGGCGACGAACGCGGATAATTGCGAACGACTGCACATCCTTGTTCCGTTCGATCTGGAGCTCGCGGAAGCAACGTTTCAGCGCGCACAGCCAATCGTCGATGCAACGAAGCGGGGTGAGCTCCTTCCACGTATGACCGAGGATCCAAATCATTGGCGCTGCCGCCTGTGCGGTCACCGCGAACGATGCTGGCGGCCATGATCGATTCCGGTACCGTAGAAAGGCTCGAGAAGCTAATCAAGCTCCTCACCTCCGATAAGGATGGCGAGGTGGTCGCGGCCGCGCGTGCAATCCACAGAACACTCGAAGGCGCCGGCTCTGACATCCATGAGCTTGCTTCGCGCCTCAAAGACGGTGGGCTATCCGAAGCCGAGATGCGGAAGGTCTATGAGGCCGGAAGACAAGCTGAAAAAGACGCGGCCGCGGCTGACGTCAAATTCACAGACGTTGAAGAGCCGGCGTCGCATGTTGAAATGGCCAAGTTCTGCGTCGAACACGATGGGGGACACTTGACATCGTGGGAGCGTAACTTCGCTGAAGAAATGATTCATTGGCGCTGCCCATCAGAAAAGCAGCTCGTCATCTTGCGCCGGATCTACCGCAAGCAAAAGCGCTGGTCATGACGAAGAAACCGCATAGGCGATTTGGCCCATCTGCCGATCGCGCTGACGCCGCTGATGGCGCTACAGCACTGGATTCTGTGGCGCTGGGAATTTCGACGCGGGATCTGGACCAAGCCGCCGTACATGGCGACGGGCGGGCGAGCGAAGAATAATGATCCTGCGACCTGGGCGGCATACGAATCCGCTCTCGCCGCTGTGCAAAACGGCGGCGGTTACGACGGGATCGGATTCGCTCTCCTCGACACGCCATTCGATGTAGTGGATCTCGACCATTGCCTCGATCCGGTTACAGCCCAAATTGATGAGTGGGCTCGCACCTGGATCGACGTGGCTAGCGGCGCCTACGTCGAGCGGACACCGAGCGGCGAGGGGTTAAGAATCATCTCCGGCATGGGCGGCACCGAGAAGCTGCACCGCAAATGGCCGATCAAAGGCGCGCGCGACAAGGCAGCGGTCGAAATCTACCGCAACACCGAGCGGTACATCACCATCACCGGCCTGCAAGTCGGCGCGTGCAAGGAGCTCGGCTCGGCGAATGGTTTGCTCGAGCAAATCAGTGAGACGATGGAGCGCGCCGGTAAGCACAGCGGGGCGAACGGCGGCACGCGGTTCGACTTTAATCAGACCGGCAGCAAGGTCGACTACGACGGCATCATCGAGAACGGCGCACCCGAGGGCGCCGACGTTAGCGCGCTCTTCCACTCGGTCGTCGGCCACCTGTACAGCAAAGGCATGAGCGTCGACGAGATCGTCGATACGCTGAGCAAGCCGATTCACGGAATCGGGCGGCGGTATCCTGGACGGCTGCGGCAGGAATGGGACGGGTTCGACAGGAAAGGTCGACCGCTGAAGAGCCGCACCAATACCCGGCGCGCCCTACTCGCGATGGAGATCAGGTGCAGCTACGACGCCTTCCACGACAAGTACATCATCCGAGACAAGGACAGCAGCAGCACGGACCTGAGGATCATCGCCCTGGGCATCGGCAAGAAACTCAGCCTCGCCTACGGATTCGAGCCGGGCACGCGGATAGTCGAAGAAGCGCTGCTCCAGATCGCCCACGCCAACAGCTTCAACCCGATCGCGGACTATCTCGCCGGACTGAGATGGGACGCCAAGCCGTGAATCGACCGTTGGCTCATCGACTACCTCGGCGGCGAGGATACCGAGCTCGTGCGCGCCTTCGGACGCCTGGCGCTGGTCGCCGCGGTGCGCCGGGTGCGCCACCCCGGCAGCAAGTTCGACCCGATCATCGTGCTCGAGGGCGTGATGGGAACGCAGAAGTCGATGGCGATCGAGACGATGGCGGGGAGCGAGAACTTCTCTGATCAGACCATCCTCGGCGTGCGCGACAAGGAGGCGCAGGAGCTCACCGCCGGCGTGTGGCTCTACGAGATCGCGGACCTCGCCGGGATACGAAGGGCGGAGGTGAGCACGTCAAAGCGTTCGCCTCGCGCACCTGCGACCGAGCCAGACCCGCCTACGGCCATAGCCGCGTCGACCGACCGCGCACGTGCATCTTCTTCGCCACCACCAACGACCAGCAGTACCTCAAGGAGACCGATCGCCGCTTCTGGCCGGTGCGGACCTCGAGCATCGACATCAAAGCGCTACAGAAGGACCGCGATCAGCTGTGGGCGGAGGCGTCACAGCAGGAACGCGGAGGCGCATCCACCGTGCTCGATCCTAACCTGTGGGGAAGCGCACGCGTCGAACAACAGAAGCGCGAGGAGACCGATCCCTGGGACGACATTCTTGCCGACGTGATCGGGACCGTCGAGCAGGGCGAGGAAAGGGTCTCGACCACCGACCTGCTCACGCTGGTGCTCGGAATCCACGCCAGCAAACAATACGACACCCACTATAAGCGCCTTGGACGGTGCATGCGGCGGCTGGGATGGGACGGACCGAAAGACATTAGAATCGGTAACAACAAGGCCAAGGGATACTCACGCCTAAAACCGTGAGCAAAGCGTAGTTTGTCGCGGGTGTCTCGGGTGCTTGTCTCGGGTGTTTCTCCTTTGATTTCAACGTTGTCGCTGCTGTCCGGGTAGATTCTCTCTAACACTTTGTTGCGCGTACAAGTGTTAGGAAAGTGCCTCCCTACCCGATACACCAGCGACAGCGTTGATTTATAAAGGTTTTCACCCGCGACAACCCGAGACAGGACCCGCGACAAAACGTTTTGGCCGGTATTTTACGAATGGCTGCTTTGGCCATCAAAATGCGCTCGCACTTCCTTGCCGCCGAGCTCGGTGGGTACGAAAGCCTCGGTCCCATCGAGAAGACTTTAATCGAGCGCGCTGCGGACTTGCTGCTTCGAAAGCCTCGTCGTTACGACGAGTGCGTGCGCCGCGACAATCTGGTCAACCGGATTTTACGCGACATCCTCCGGCGTCATGGCCCCGTCGGCAAGGCCGGCAGCGATCTAGATTCGCTCCTGGGAAGCACACGTGGCTGATCTCGATAAGCACACGTTGCGCCGTTGGCGTCGCTATCCGACGACCTTTGTCGAGGAGGTTTTGTTCGATCCTGAGACCGGCGCGCCGTACAAGTTGTTAGCGTCGGAGCAGCACTTTCTCGCTCACGCGTTCAAGACAGGCGCCGATGGCCGGCTGCTGTATCCGGAGCAGCTGTACTCGTGTCCAAAGAAGAGCGGCAAGACGGCGTTTGCCGCTATTCATACATTGACGACGTCGCTGTTGTTTGGCGGCTGTTTCCCCGAAGCGACCCTGTGTGCGAACGACTTCGACCAGTCTGTTGGCCGCGTCTTCGAGGCAGTCCGGCGTATCATTGAAGCATCGCCGCTGCTGCGCGCAGCAAATCCAAGGATCACCGCGAACAAGATTTCGTTCCCGGAATTTGGCGCAACGATCACCGCCATCCCATCAGACTACGCCGGTGCGGCCGGTGGCAACCCAACGATTAGCTGTTTCGACGAATTGTGGGCTTACACCAGCGAGCGTTCTCGACGCTTGTGGGACGAGATGGTCCCACCGCCAACGCGCAAGATCGCCTGCCGCCTCACGGTGACGTATGCCGGGTTCGAGGGTGAGAGCGCACTGCTCGAAGAGCTTTACAAGCGCGGATTAAACCAACCCTTGATCGGTCCCGATCTCTACGCGGGCGACGGCCTGCTCATGTTCTGGTCTCACACCCCGATCGCACCTTGGCAGACGCCGGAGTGGATCGAGCAGATGCGTGGTCAGCTGCGGCCCAACGCGTTCCTGCGCATGATCGAGAATCGGTTCGTGACGACGGAGAGCACCTTCGTCGATCTCGAATGGTGGGATCGTTGCGTCGATCCAGAAGCGCGGCAGGTATTGCTCGATAAGAGTCTGCCGGCATGGCTCGGCGTCGATGCCAGCGTGAAGCGCGACACCACTGCCATCGTTGCGGTCACCTACGACACCAAGACGAAGAAGGTGCGGCTCCTGGCCCATCGGGTATTCCAGCCGAAGCCCAATCAGCCGCTCGATTTTGAGGCTACGATCGAGGCCACCGTTCGCGACTTCTGTCGGCGCTTCACCGTTCGTACCGTCGCCTATGATCCATATCAGATGGCCGCGGTAGCGCAGCGGTTGCAGGTCACCGGCATTCCCATGCGCGAGTATCCGCAATCGGTTCCCAATCTCACGGCGATCGGCGCCAATCTGTACGAGCTGATCAAGTCCGGCGGTCTTGTCGTCTATCCCGACGACGATCTACGTCTTGCTGTGTCACGCACCATCGCCTTGGAGACGCCGCGTGGATTGCGTCTCGCCAAGGACAAGACGACGCACAAAATCGACGTGGTTGTCGCCTTGGCTATGGCGGCATTGCGCGCGGTTGAGCAGGGCTCATTCGAGCAGCCGTTGGTGTGGCCAATCTTTATCCCCAAGCCCCGGCAGCAGTATTTCGGCGATTTTAGCCACGTCGGCGGTGCGCCGCACCTCGATATGTATAAACGGGATTGGCCCGTCTGGTGACGGCATGGTGTTGAGTTCGATTCTGCGCACTCTCGAAGTGGGAGCTCAAACGAAGACATGTAGGTGATGTGGGTCTTCGCGCGTTCGAGCGCGCGATGATCCGGGAGCGGGTGCTGGCGGGCCCGGCACAAGCTCGTCAGGCCGGCACGCATCTCGGCCGCAAGTTCACGGGCAGCGCCGTCGCATAACGAAGAAAAACTCGGCCGTCAGCAGCGCGGTAGAAGCGGTGGAACCCGTCAGCTTATGTCTGCTCACTGGGGTGAAGCGGCTGCCAATTTTGCGATGCGGTAATCTCCGGTTTTGATGTGGTGGACGGCGCCCGCTCCCGGCGACGAATCGCCGTAAGGTGATCGTTGCTACCAACCACATCAGGGAGCCGTCCACATGGAGATTACCACAATCGGTTTGGATATCGCCAAGAACGTGTTTCAGGTCCACGGCATCGATGCGGCTGAGAAGGTCGTCGTCAGGAAGCGACTGCGACGC